AGCACCAGGTCGTAGAACACCCACGCCGGGTTGTTGGTGTATGCGACCTTAAAGGTGCCATCCCAAATTCCGGTGTACGTGCGCGAGGCCGGATCGTAGTTGCTGGGCACCCGGATAATTCGCCCGCGCAGGCGATACGAGCGTGTCGGGATGTTGCTGAACTGGCGCGCATCGATGCGCAGGCCGATCAGCGCCGAGTTCGGGTAGCGCAGCTTCGCGTCGATCACCTCGGCGAACGACTCGACGCGCGTCGTATCCGCGATCGTGCCGCTGTTGGCATTCGGCGTTGTGCGCCGCACCCTGATCGTCCAACCGTTGCGCGCCGGCGGCAATTCAATACGATGCGTGCGCGCGTATTTGTTGGTCGTCTTTCCGTCGAAGGCGCTGGCCATCACCTGCTGATACGCGCCGCCGTCGGTGGCCAAGTCGATCGCATATTCGACGCGGTAGCCGTTGATATTGCCGTTGCTGGTGTCTGCCCTCGACAGCGCCGGCACTGAAAGCTGCACGCGCACCGCCGAAAGTTGGGTATTCGCGATCGCACGAACCCATGGCATCGCCGACGTCAATTCAACGCCGACGCCCGTTTCGTTCTCCACCGAGGGGAACCCCGGAATGGCATCCTGATCCTGCGTGCCCGACCGATAGTCGACCGCGACGTTCTGGAAATTCAACGAGCCGTCGGCGTTGGCCAGCGGCGTGCCCTCCAGGTAGATGCTCTGCAGCCCGTTGACCAGCCCCGCAATCTCCCCCTCCGACACAAGGTCGAGGACGCGCGCATAGGCGATGGAGTGCAGACTGTCGGGCGACTCAACCGGCGAACTACCGCCGCCGCCATCCTTGCCGCCGTATCCGACGATATTTCGCACTTCGGCTCACCCAAAAGAAAAGGCCCCGCCGAAGCGGGGCCTTGCTGTTCAGTTTCAGAAATCGTTTGGAGGGGCTACACCTGATCCTCGGCGAAGATGCCGCCAGAGATCACGGCTGAGCCGACTTCAAGCTCGCCATAAAGCAGTGGCACGGGATTGCCTTGGGCGCTGGTGTTCACCGGGCCGTTGAAGTTGTAAGAGGCACCGTTCTCCGGCGAATCGCGCGCGGATAGCCCGGACGGCTGCGGCGACAGCATCTGAATGACACCGCCGAGCATCATGACGGCGCCGAACTTCATCAGCGGCGCGCCGAGGCCGCCACCGAAGTAGCTCACGACGGCGCCCACGACCACCAGCACGGCCCCGATGATTGTCTGCAGAATGCCCCCGCGCTTGCTGCCGACGAGGATGGGCGCAATGCGAATCTCGTCTCGGCCGGGGGGAAGCTCCAGCTCTTCCTTGGTGAGGTTCCGCTTACCTGCAAACACCGCATATGCGATCCCTTTGTCCTTGCTCTCGAGCAACTCGCGGCGAAATCCCTTGAGCAGCACGCACAACGCCTGGATGGCCTCCGCCGGGCTGGCGACTGCCAGCTCGAAGCGCCGGCCGAAGCGCGTACCGAGCTTGCCGTACAGGCGCACGGTTCGAATTCGTTGCTCCATGGCCCTAGACCTCCGATTCATGGCGCAGCACGCACCGGGTGATCTCGCGCCAGTAGCCGCCATACACATCGCGCGACGAAAGGCGCCCGTGCAGGTGGTGCAGCATGTGTCCGTCGCCCAGATACACACCTGCGTGGTTCGGCACCGGCGCACGGAGCTGCATCAGGATGACGTCGCCTGGCCGCTCCGGCGTGTCCTGCGAAACGACACGGAAGCCTGCTTCGGCGTAGTGCTGCAGGTACAGATCGCCGCCGCTCGCCCACCAGTTGTCGTGCCGCTCAAAATCCGGCAAATGGATGCCACGCTCGCGGTCATACCAGTCGACCACAAGCGAGTAGCAATCCAGGACACCGTGAGCGAACTGCCGGCCGACGAGCGGCGCCTGGTAGCCGCACGGTTCGATCGTGCGCACGTCGTCGGCCGGCCAGGCGATGATGTGCCATGGCACGCCGGAGGCCTCGCATGCAACGCGGTCGGCTTGACTAGGTTCCGCGCTGGCGTTCGGGTGGCTGTGTACCACGGCCATCACCTCGCCCATGTCTTCGGCTGCGGCGTATTCCTCCGCCGGCAATTCAAAATGCTCGGTACCGACGGCCACGTTGCGACATGGCACATAGCGCTCCCGCCCGTTGACGACGACCACCAGGCCGCAGGCTTCCCGCGGGAAATCGCGCGCGGCGTGCCGGCGCGCTTCATCGAGTGTTTGCTGTTGCATATCAGGTGCGAACCAGATCCGCCGCAGGGAACGAGCCGAACGGCAGCGGGTTGTTGGCGCCAAAACGGCATTTGCACGACGACAGCCGGCCACCACATTTATCGAGCGAAGGATCGGCCACCGGGTTGTCATCGCGATCGAACATTGCGGCCCCCGTGTAACCGCAGTTCGGCCCCCGATATCCGCCGATCATCAGCCACACACAAACGTTGGCGACGATCTGGCGGCGTGGGAGCTGCACGCCGTTGAAGTCGAGCGCACTGGAGAGTTCGAATTCGACGGTCTCGCTTGTCTCTGCCGTCTTCTGCTCGACGAACCACTCCTCGACGGGCAATTCCTCGGCTGGGTCTGCCTCGGGATTCCCTTCTGGAAAATTCCGCGCGTCGAGAAAACGGCCCAGCGTGCGCCGGCGCCGGAGCTTCGCGCCGACGAGATCGTTGGCGTACAGGCAGACCGCCGAGATCGAACCATCCACGTTGCCAACGGTGAGGCGCGGCGCGGGCTGCTGCCCCTGTCCCGAGCGAGCGAAGCCCTTGCCCTCGATCGGCCACGGGCTGTATTCGTTGCCCTGCCACCAGATCGAACCGACCTGCGTATAGCCGTGAAAGCGCAGCATATCGGCGCCGATCTCGGTGGCGTCGAGCTCAAACACCTCGATCAGCGCACCGGGCTCGAGGCGCTGAATATCAGCGGTGATCTTCATTGCACAGGTGCCTCCGGCCAGGACACCTCGCGCGGATACCCGGGCTGCGTGGGAATATCACGCAACGCTTTACGGTAGGTGACAAGGGCCTGTAGCTGCTCGCGCTGTCCCGCAGTCAGAGCGTCCAAGAGCGCCGCATCGGCCAACGGCGCAATGAGGCCGTCGGTCTGTTCCAACAGGGCTTCCCTGCGGCTTCGTGCGTGCGCATCTAACTCGGCATCGGTCAGTTGCGGATCGGCCGGGGCATTCCCCATAGCAACCCACAAACGGAAGGCTTCATAGTCAGAGTTGCCGTCGGCCATGGGGAACTGGACGTTGTCTTCGACTCGCAAGATGCCAATCACTACACCATCGGCTCCAACGACCTTCTGGTAAGCGCACATGCATATTCTCCGTTCACAAACGCGCTGAAAATTCGATGTAGATGTTCGCCCCCAACTGCAATTCGTTGGTCGGGATGTTGAATCCAGCAAACACGCCAAGTGCGGGATAATCCGCCGCTCCAATCGACGCGATCGATCCGCCAGTGATGCTCGCGTATGTGACGCCGGCGGCCGCGAGCGCCCAATGGTTGGCGTCCGGTGGATAGGCATAGGTTCCGGTGAGGTTGTGACCAAGCGACGGAGCAACGCGCATCGGTATGCCGCCCGGGAAATCAATTCGGGCACTGTTTGTCAGCCCGATCGCCGAGAAACTGCCGCCCTGATACCGCCTGTAGTAGCGGCTCACAAGCAAGTCGACCAGCGGCACAGGCATTGCTTCGAAGGATTTTGGTGGCTCCATAGCCGCCCGGATGTCCAGCTCACTGAGTTCCCACCAGTCGTTTGCGCCAGCCGTGCCGGTCACACCATAAGAAAAGAGCACGCCGATATTGCCTGTACCCGGATCCAAAGCTGGCACCGTCAGAGAGAACAACTGCTCGTTGGCAGTGAGTACGACATTCTTCGAGGCCTGGCTCTTGTAGCCGGTCCACGTTCCGTTCACCAATCCGCTTGCCGACTGATCGCCCAGGATCCCGGTAATGATCGCGACATTCAGAGACCTGCCAGCGGATGAAAAATCAGCACCGCACTTGGCCTTAAAGGAAACGGTGACCGGACCGCCCCACATATGCCGCATCAATGCAAATTCGACGATGTGTCCAGTAATATTCGTCGTCGCGCCAACACTGCCTGCTGCGCGCTGCGTACGGAGGCTGTAGTACGAGTGGCCGCTTGCTGACGAAATTTGCCGCGTCACGTAGCAACTGGATTGGACGCTCAGTTGCGAGGCAAAGAAGCAATCCGCCGTGTACGTGATTGCCCCCAAGGTTGGCGAGACGGTGAACGCCGTTCCCGCTTTCCACACCTCAAGGCCACCATTGATTGCACGATTCCCATACGCTTGCGCCATCGATGCAAATTGCCTTTGCGCGTCCGTCAATCCCTGCTGAAGCGCCGTGATTGCGGTCGCATTGGCCTGGATCGCAGTACCTTGCGTCGAGGTGGTACTCGTCAGCGCATCGATTGCCGTCTGGATGGCCGACATGTTGCGGTTGGTCTTGTCGTTCGCCATCCGCTGGGTGTCCCCATCCTTGCCAAGTGGCGGCGTTCCTAGTTTGATCTGCTCGAGTTCGAGACTCATGGTGCAAAGCTCTCCGTGAAGGTTGCGGATAGCGACCAAACACCACCAGCTTCCACTGCGGGCGTGTATTCGTTGATGCGAAAGCGCCCCTGGCCACCGAGCGGCGGCATCCACAGGAACGATTTCGTGCCGGCGTGCCGGTCGATGAAGTCTTGTATTGCGAGAATCTCGGTTTTGCTGCCGACGAATTTCTGCGGCCACGAGCTGGTGCGGTTGTTGATGCCGTCGGCGGCCACCTGCTGGTAGCCATCGCCAAACTGGGCCGACCGCGTGCGCAGCTTGACGCTGCCCTGCGCGCTGCTGCCGGCAGCGCGCCAGGTGAAGGTTTCAAGTGCCATGGGATTCCTGTCAGTTGCGGCGACCGGACAGCACACCGCCTTGCAACGTTGCACGCTGCATCCTGTCGTCGATGCGGCGGTCAACTTCCTTGAAGATCAAATCGATCTGCGTGCGGCCGTCCTGGTCGGTGGACTGCTGCACCTCTGGCTGGCTCGGCGCCCCGATCACGTTCACCACCACCCCACCTCCACCTAGCGCATGGTTCGGCACGATGGAGCCGGAGCCGCTAGGCCGGAATAGCTCCGGGCCTTGCTCGCCCACTAGATACAAGCCGCCGGCGGATACTGGCCCGCCCGCAGCGCGTGCGCCGTCGACGAACAAGCCGCCGCCGTAGCTAGGCGCCGGCATGCTGCCGCCGTAGAGCATGTCGCCGGGCACTGCCATCGTGCCGCCACCTGCCGCGACCGTTCCCGCGGCTGACCCGCCGATGTCGCCGGCGAACGAGCCGAACATGCTGATACCCATCTGCGCCAGGCCGGAGATGGCGGCCCGCGCCTGGATGCGCGCTAGATCAGCGATAACGCTCTGCGCAAAGCTCTTGAAATCCAGCTTGCCGGTTGTGGCGAACTTGGCGACGGCGTCCTCCATCGACTGAAACGCGTTGGAAAAGAGCCGCTCTGCCGAGGCCGCCACGTTGGCTGCCGCGTCCCGGTAATCCGCGAGCGCCGACAGCGCACCGAATTTCCAATCGGATTGCTTGGCTGCCAGTTGGTCGTAATACGCACCCAGCTGATCCAGCGCGGCCCGCTCGCTCTCGTTGATCTTGGCGAGCTCCTCGTTGTAGAGGTCAGAGCCAACGAGCCCGCGCTTGGTCATCGACTTGTTCCAGTCGGTGCGCATGCGCTCAAATTCGCGGTAGATCGACTTCGCCGCGTTGACCTGCTCATTGGCGCGCTTGCCCAGGCCGAAGGCGTCAAGCTGCCGCCCGAACTGCTCACTGCGCGCCTGCGCGGCATCGGCAATCCGGACGTTCATCCCCTCGGCCTGCTGGCGTGCGTCTTCCAGCAGCTTCCGCTGCTTCTCCAGCTCGGCGGTTTCGTCCTTGCGCTTCTGGATCGCAAGCTCGGCCGCAATATTCAGGTCGAGCTGGGCGCGGATCTGATCCTGGTGCGTGAGCAGGCTCTTCTGATCAGCGGTCAGGGTTTTCTTACCCTTGATGTCCGCAATCTGCTGCTCAAACTCGGCGCGCGCCTTCTGCCCCGCGGTGAGCTGATCCTCGACGGCCTGCTGCGCGGCCAGGGCGGCCCCGGTCTTGCGCAGGTTTTCCAACATCCGCGCGCCGGCGTCTTCCGTGACTGCCTTGGGCGCCTTGTCCTTGTACTTCTCGTTGATGGCAGCAACGCCCTTGGCGTACTCCTCCGCCGACAGCCCTGCCTTTTCCGCGTCGGATTTGAATTTCTTCAAATCGTCATCGCGGATCTGCTGGCGCGACCGGACGCTCTTCATCAGTGCGTCGATCGACACCCGTGCGCCAATCTTGTCGTCTTCCGCACGCTGCTTGGCCGCCTGGTCGGCCGCCTTTTTCGCGTCGGCGACGACAGCATCGTTGTACTGCTGCAGGCGGGACCGGTTCGCGTTGAGCGCTGCCTCGAGCTGCACCGTGTTGTAGCCCTTGGCGCGGGCCTCGGCCAGCTCCTTTTCCTGCTGGGCCATCGCGCGATAGAGCCCGTTGAGCTTGTCGCCCGCCGTCTCCGCGCGACCGATACCTGCGATGGCGTCCCAGGCCTTTTTCGCTGTCTCGGTTAGGCCGATCCAGGCGAGTTCCATGTAGCCGACGTTGCGGCGCACCTCCAGCGCGCGATCGCGCAGCGCGGCCGCGAACGTCTTTTGCGCCAGCGCCGCCGCCTCATCAACTTGGCCGGCGCGCTCCAGGGCGGCGATCTGCTCATACACCGCACCGGTCAGGTAGTGGAATTGCTCGTTCAGCTTGACCGAGGCCTTGGCGGGCTCTTCGGCGAGCTTGACGAAATCCTTGATGGTTTCGTCGATCGACTGCCCGGTCGCCTTTTCCATGGCGATGGCAGCCGACGAGACTTCCACCATCTGCTCGCTGGCGACGCGCCCCGTGGCTGTAATGCGCGTTAGCACATCCGCTGCCTGGTGCTGGGTACCGATGACGCGCGACACCGACTCGGCCATGGCAGCCATCTGCCCGCTCGACACGCCCGCGTAGTGGCCGGTCATGATGAGGGCGTTGGTGTAACCGCGGGCCTCCTGGGCGCCCGTCATCCATGCATACGCGAGAGCGCCAGTTGCGGCCGCGGCAACCGTTGTCGGCGTGATCAGGCTGGCAACGTAGGACGCAACGCCTTTGAGCGCTGGGCCGACACCGCCGAACATGTCCTTGAGCTGGCCGCCTTGCTGCGTGAGCACCAGCATCGGGCTCTGGCCGCCGGCGAGCTGCGTGACGATATCGGTGATCTGCGGCGACACCATGCGCATGGCCGCCGCCGTCTGCCGCGCGGACATGCCGAGGTTCTGCTGCGCCGTGTCGCTCGCCTTGCTGGCGACTTCCACGGCGCGCAGGCGCTCGATGTACTGCTGGGCCGCCGCGGACACGCCGAGCTGCTCGGCACGCAGCGCCGCATATTCAGCGGCAGTCTTCCCGGCTCGATCCGCCTGGCGCTCCAGGCCACGTAAGAAGCGCGTCGCAGCTGCGTCCATATTGCCCGCTGCTGCGGTGGCGGCTTGGCCGATCGTTTCCACGCCGGCAGCCGCCCTTCCACCTTCCTTTGCGACCGAGGCCGCTGCCTGGCTGATCGTCTCGATACCCTGCGCGGCGCGGCGCCCTTCAGTGGCGACGGTGTTGGCGAGGCCAGTTACTGCACTACGGGCCTCGGACACACCTGCGCGCACGCCGGACACGTCCGCGCCCACCTCCAGCGTCGCTTTGCCGACGACGGACTCTGCCATGTCATTCCCCGTTCATTTCTGCCAGCGCGGCGTTTTCCATGATCCGAATGCCCGCGAATACCTCGGCGTGCTTGTCGGCAGCTACCTGCAGAAGTCGGAGCACGACCGGGATCGCTGTGTAATCGAGCCCGATGGGGCCGCGCGCCCCGATCCGCCACTGCGTACCGAGGTGCGCAAACACCTCGACCGTCGCGGCGTTATCGGGCCACACCGCAACGGGCTCCGGCTCCAGGTCTTCCGCCGTCAAACCGAAGGCGGCGAGCTGATCGGCATCGTGCGACCGCCAGTACAGCCGGCGCGCCGCCTCGATCAGTTTCCCCGGCGCTGGCCCGTCAGCTCCGCTGCGTACGCTTGAAAGATTGCGCGCGGTGCGCCCGGATAGTTCTGCACGAGCTGGTTGAGCGCTTCGCGCGAGAACTCAGCGTCTACGTCTTCCCAGCCCGCGATGATTTCGAGCAGCACAGTGGCATCGTCTTCGCCCTCGACGACTGGACGCTGGAGGTATTCGAGCGTGTCGTCTCGGGTCTTGTGCTTGAAGGTCAGCTTGAGCTTTTCGATGCGGCCGCCGGCCGCGGGAATATCGACCGTTGCGGTGAACGTCGGATTCGGGTTGAGCTGGAACATCGGATTAGGCTCCTGCGTAGCGGGTGACTTCGCCGGTGAGCGACAGGGTCACCGCGATGGTCATGGCTTCGTTCTTGGTGGTTGTGGGCACCTTGGAGAACGAGACATAGGCGCGGGCGTACAGCTTCGAGCCGCCCGGCAAAGTCATCAGGATCGAGCGCGGCTCACGGTCGTCGTCAGCCGCCTCCAGCACCGCGTAGTGCGGCAGGCTGGGATCGTCAGCGATCGTCAGCGCGAACGAACGGGCGCTGCGGATCGTCGGGATCTGCTTCTCGTCGCCCGTGTCTTCCAGGAACGAATAGTTGTAAAACTGCTGCTCGCCGCCCGAGGCGGCCGAGCTCAGGACCTGGCTGATTTGCTGCCATGCCTGGACCGCGCGCACCGAGCCAAGGCCCGTGCCGGCCGGGTATTTCGACACGTTGGTCGTGTCGAGGCCCTCGAGCGTGAAATCGTCGGCGGCCGAGGTATCGATGCGAGCAACACGCCCGTCGAGACTCGACCAGCCCGACAATATCTCGACGATTGCGCCGTCGGCCAAGCCGTGCCCCACGCTGGTGACGTGCGGCGGCTTGGCGTTGGTGATGGCCGAGAACGGCTTCGCGGCGCCATAGGCCGAAGCGATGGCGAACGTTGTGCCGTTGGGAAGGCGAACTGCCATGGTGATCTCCAGAAATGAAAAAGCCCGCACAAGGCGGGCAGTGAAAACCGAAACAGCGATTCGAGGACGCTGCTCTATGGAGCGGCCTTATACAGGCCATCAAACTGGTCAGCGGTAAAGCGGTACCGCTCCACCCACATTCGGTTAGGACTGGCTTGGAGCACATGCGCAGCTGACTCGTCGCTCGCCGCAAACCGTGTCATGAAGTGCGCCATGACCATGAGCATCGAATGAAGAATTGAGGTAGACAATCGCCGCTGCACTTCAAAAGAACCAGCGTCTCTAACTTGCAGCGCGGCTGCGTAGCTGGAATGAGAGTACCCGCACAAGTAGTGGTAGAAGTTCCGAAAATACTCTCCGTGCAAGCCAACCGCCTCGGCCATCTCTTGGCGCTGGCGCCCACCCGTCCATTTGCCGCTTTTCATTGCTTTCTGCTCGGTAGGACTGAGCTTCGCAAACAACGGATGGACGATCAACTCGCTAAGTAGCGCATCAACTAGGGGCTTCTCCACGCCCTGCTTCTTGATTGTCTCAGCGGAGGTCGCCGTCAGCCGTTGCCGGTCAATGAGACCGCCCAACTGCCATGCCATGTGTCGAAACCGGCAAACCTCCGTGTCAGGGTCTCCAAAGATAAAGGCATAGGCGATGTAGGCCTCCACCGCGGATCGGGCGAGGACGTTCACCGACCCGTGATCGACTATGCGCGTACTCAATCCGTCGACAACCAAGGTCGACCCAACGTTCAGTACGCCCATTGTGTGGAGGTGAAACGCAAACTGCGCCGCTAACGCACGCCCGTCGTTCTGCCACTCCAATCCAGCCGGAATGGTCATGTCGGATCGCGCTTCGATCATTCTGATAAGCAAGCGTAGGAAATCCGCGTATCGACTCTCGATCTCACTCACGGTCGGCTCTTGCATTCCCGTTGTTCCTTCTCGGCAGTTGTGACCCGCCGAGGGTATTCCCCAGATACGGTGCATTGCAATCCCGCAACTGCGGGATAGGGCCTCATCGCGGAAACCAGATCGAAAAATCCTGCGTGGCGCCTCGCAGCTTGGTTTCGGGCTCCAGCGCTCCCGCGAGCTCACCAAGCGGCGTGGCCTGCAGCACGCTGTCCAGCTCGAGCGCGTCTGCAATAGCGCGCATCAGCGCGTTCGCCTCATCGCGCGTATTCGCCCACACGTTGAACTGAAACCGCCCGTTACGCTTGTCGGGCAGGCCTGCGAGGAAGGTCAGCGGCCGGCCGCCGATCTGTGAATAGGTGACGTACGGCAACGACGTATCCGGCGGCGCCTCGTCGGGGAAAACGCGGTCCTCGACCATCGGTGCAACCGCCCGCCGAATCTCTGCCTCAACCGTCATAGGGCACCTCCACAAGAACAGCGTTGCCAAAGTCGTCGACAACGGTACGCCCCAGGGCTTCGGCCATTTTCTGGACGGCCCGATTGCGCATCGCCTCAAGTGCGGCGGATGACCTATCGAAAGCACGTCGAATGAACGAGTGTGGTGGCACCCAGCGAACCCTTTCCTTTTTGCCGTCCACCGTCCTTACAAGCCAGTGCCCATGCTCGATCAGGTAGCCATGCGGCGCCTTTCTCGTGTTCCACGAGATTTGATACACAGCCGCCCCCGCAGCGGACTGCCTTTCGGCATAGGCCCGGTAAATCGCATCTCGCAGCTGGCCAGGTCGCACACCCTTTTTCTCGGTACCACGGTAGACCGGCGCCAGCGTCCGAGCTTCGTCGTAGAACACCAGCGCCCCGGCATGCGCCACTGAGCGCACAACGTGCTCCTCGACATCGTCGGCCATTTGCTCAAGGCCTGCGAGCAAATCACCATTCAGCTCGAACATGCTCTACCCCTTGCTGGCGCCAACCGACACAACGAGATCCACATGCTCGCGCCGCCTTTCGTCGGGCAAGACAGCATGGATGTCGCACGGCTGACCGCCATAAATTACGCGCCAGGCCGCGGTGACATCGGTCCTGTAGCGAATCCGCAAACTGACCCGGCGCTCCGCCGTCTCGCGGTCGGCCGCAATGAACTCTTTGCCGTTCTGAGTCAGAACCTGCGCCCAAGGCTTTGCAACCTCGACCCATTCGTCGATAGGCTGGCCGGATGGCGTCCGGCCGCCCTGGCGCCGCTGCAGTTCAATGCGACGGTTGAATTTCCCTCGCGCCACGGCGCCTCCTAGTCGAAGAACCAGCGATGCGGATTAATCAGCTCGGCAACGCCCAGCGGCAACACCACTGCTGCGGTAACAGTTGTCGCGGCCCGGTTCTCGTCGAAATGCCCCACCAGCAAAAGCAGCGCCAGAGCGATTCCGTCGTCCATCACCAGCGCATTTGCCGGCGCATCGGCTGGTAGCGGTTCGTCCGCGGGATACAGCTTCCGGTTGGTGCGGTTTTCCACCAGGGCGACCGCGGCCCCGACATAGCGTTTGAGCAGCGCATCGTCCGTCTCGTCCGGCTCGATCCGCAGCTGCGAACGGATTTCGGAAATTTCGATCATGCAAACAGCGGGCCGCTTGCGCGGCCCGCCCCTGTTACGCCGCCGGCTTGCCGACCAGCGCTGCGATTGCGGACGTGTCCTGCAGGACGCAGCCGAAGCGGTGGAAGGCCAGGAATCCGACCTGGTCATACTCGGCGTAGCGCTCCACCAGGCGTTTGATCGCCATCGTGCGCACACGGCGCAACACGAACTGGTTGAAGTCGCCGCCGTACATGAATTGCTTGCCGGCCCCGATATCGTCGATGCCCTGGTCAATCACATACTGGCGCTTGAGGATCGTGGCCGGCGCCGACGCGTCCAGCCCCGGCAGCCACAACGGTCGACCGTTGGCGTCAACGAGTTCCTCCAGAACCTGCAGCGTCTGGTCGTTGAAGGCCAATCGGTACTTCGGCGAATTGCGGTACGCCGGATCGACAGCGTGAATCAACGTGTTGACTTCCTGCCAGGTGACCTTGGCCGCTGCGGCGGTGTTCTTGAGAATCGTCACCGACTTGGCGAGGCCCTTCGGCTGCGCCGGCGTACCGGCACCGGTGCCCTGCACGATGAGGCGCGCTTCCGCGCGGCCGATGCGGGAGGCGATGCGGCCAGCCAGGTAGCCTTCGATGTCGATGCCCGAGTCGGCGAGCAGCTCATTACTCACGCGAATCACCTTGGACGACAACTTGTGCGCGCCCAGCGTACCGCTCCCGAATTCGACGTCGTCTTCACTGGTCGCCTCGTTTTCGCCGACGAGCTCGCCCTCCTCGGTAACACCAAGGCCAACGGGCCAATCGATCGGCTCGCCTGCGTCGGTATTCAGTTGCTGCATCACGCTGGCCAGCCCGCCGTACGAGACAAGTTGCTCGATCACGCGGGCCAGGAAGGTGCGCGGGACGGTGTAACCGCCCTTCTCCGGGGCACCGGTGCCCTGCGCGCGCAGCTCTTGCAGCGCCTTGCGCTCTTCCTGGGACAGCTCGCCCAGGCCTTCGCGCAGGAAGTGGTTGAACGCCGCAGCACGGCGCTCGTCGTCATTTGCCGCGCCGCCGGCGCCGGCCGCGGCGGCGGCTGCAGCTCGGCGAGCCAATTCGTCAGCGTTGCCTTCAACGAAGCGCTGCTCCATGCCGCGCAGCTCCTCTTCGCGCTCGATCTTCTCGTCGAGCTGCTTCAGGTCGGCACGCATGCCGTCCCAGCTCGAGCGCTGCTCGGGGCTCCACGCTTCGTCGCCAATTTTGTCGTTCAGCGCGCGCATCTCGGCAGCGATCTGCGCACGCTTTTGCTTGAGTTCAGCCAGGGTCATACGATCTCCGTTAGATATTGAGGAGTTCAAGGAAGCGCTCGCGTGCGCGACGCTGATTGATGGCCGCGACGTGGGCCTTCTCGTCGCGCGCCTGCTGCCATGCCGTCAGCGAGCGCTGCGCGGAAAGGCTTTCGTCGTACGCCGGGTAGGTAACCGGCGATACGTCGAATAGGGTCTGGAATTTGTGGATCGTGCGCACCACGAGCTCGCCCTCCTGGCGCCACTCATCTCCGTCGGGCGCAACACGAAAGCCGAAGCTCGATCCGTTGATGTCGCCGCGCGCCATCGGCGCCAGCACCATGTCGCGCACCGTCTGCGTGTCTGGCGGCGTGATGGTGTAGGCAAGGCCGCGCGAGTCGACCGTTAGCTGCAGCGTGTTGCTGCGGGTGCGCCCCAGCACAAAATTGGGGTCGTGATTGAACAGCGCCCGCACGTCGTCGCCGAGCACGTCGTCAAACGCGCCCGGCATGATCTCCTCGACGAAGAGGCCACCAATCGGCGCGCTACGCGTGTTGAACACAGCCGCGTAGCCGTAGATAGTCGGCACCTGGCCGGCGCTGGCGTCGGACGAGCGCAGTTCGCACAGCTGCCCGGGCAGCGTGCGCTTTTCAATGTCTTTCATGACGTTCTCAGGTAGGGGAGACGGGGTTGCTACCGTCGACCGGAGCGAAAGCCTCGCTGGCCGGCTTGGCGTTGACGCTGATGAGCAGCTCGGAGAGGCCTTCGCGCGGATTCAAGTCTTCGAGCACGCGGACCTCGTTGCGATCCATCCAGCCGTCTGTGATGGCGTAGTGGTAGAACTCGGCGCGTTCCTTCGGCGTGCCGCGCAGCAATGCTGCGAGGTTGAGCTTTACGTAGTACCCGGCGCGGCGCTCTGCTGGCGTGAACACCTTCCGATTGATTTCCTGCTCCCAGTTCACGGCCCAGGGCATCATCGTGTAGCGCACGAAGCCGACGCCTTGCTCGCTGATATTGGAGAACGTCGCGCGCTCCAGATCGTTGATCATGTGCGCCGGCACGTTGTACAGGCTGGCGATCTCCGACCGGTTGAGCTTGCGCGTCTCCAGAAACTGCGCGTCCTCCGGCGCGATGCTGATCGACTTGTAATCGAGATCCGCCGGCAACAGCAGCGTCTTGTTGTCCGACTGCTTGAGCCGTGCAACCGCCTTGTTCCAGAACGTCTTGAGCCGCTCCCAGGAACTGTCCTTGAGATCGCCCTTGACCGTCAGCAGCCCAGTCGGCCGGCCACCGCCATCGAAAAACTCTTTGCCATAGCGCTGCACCGATAGGCCGAGGCCGATCGTCTCCGCGTGCTGGCGAATTGGGCTGATACCCATTCGACCGTCGGAACCGAGCGCGCGGACGTGAATCATGTCCTCGGGCGCGACGGCCATAGGAAAGCCATCGTCATCCTGCGTGCTATAAGTCCAACGCTGCCCCACTTTCACCAAGCAGGTCTGCCAGGGAAGGCAGCGCTCCAGCGAAGTTACCTCGCCCGAGCGATTCCGCTTGATGGCGCTATAGCCATTGCCCCAGCCACAGACGTGCGCCTGTTTCGTCTCGCGCCACTTGTAACTGGTCTGCCAAAAGTTCGGCTCGTCGTGCAGCAGGTAATAGGCCGGATGGTCCGTGGCCGGTTGGATCTTCTCGCCCTGCTTTCGCAGCACGAGTACAGGCAGCTGGGCCAAGGCCGTTGACAGTACGTTGATGCAGGCATACACGGCCGTGAGCCGCATGGCGGTTTGCTCGTTCACCGAGGCCGCCCCATCTGCGTGCAACCAGTCCTGCAGGTTGCGGCCGGTCAGTGGCACGTCCGGATTTTCGATGCTGCTGCGCCGCTCGAAGAGAGTGTCGAAAATCATCCCCGCCCTCCCCGCCGGCCAGCGGCGACGGCCACCGACAGCAGCAATGCGCCGCCAACGATCAGCGCCGGCCCGGTGCCGAATTGGATGTGTAGGCCGGCAGCCAGGCAGCCGAGGCCGACCAGGCCGACCAAATCGGTCAGCAGTGTTTTCATGTCACATCATGAGAATGTCGTCGTCATCGAGCGAGCTGAGTTGGAAGGTCTTGTCTTCCAGCACTGCTGCGCGGCTCATAGCCATTACGACTGCCACGGCCGGGTCGATCCGACCGCGCAGGCGCGACTTCTTCTTGTCTGGCCGGAAGTTGCCGTTGGTATCGAACAGCAGCGCGACGTTGAGCACCGCCCACGTCAGCACTGCATTGCCGCCATGCCGGAGTTTCCGGCTGTAGGTCAGCTCCTCGAATTTCTTGGAGCCGGGGTACATGCCGCCGAAGTTTTGCGGCACCTCGACCATCGGCACTTCTTCTTCGAGCAGCTCGCTGACGAGCTGGGTCGAGTTCCACACGTCGAAACCCACCTCGACGAGCTCGAACGTGCGATGCGCTTCCAGTACTGCCGCCTTTACGTTGCGGTAGTCGGTCACAGCGCCTTCGGTGATGGTCAACCAGCCCTCTTCTGCCCAGCGTCGATAGTCGGCGCGATCTTCGGCGGCCTGGTTGTCGGCTTTCTCTTGCGGGCACCAGATCCGAACCAACACATGCCACTCGCCCGCTGTGTCGTCCTCGAGCGGAGGAAACACAAGCGCAAAGGCGGTCAGATCCTGCGTGGATGACAGATCGATACCGCCGTAGCAACGGCGGCCCGCCAGCATGCTGGCGTCAAAGCGTTTCCCGCCTGCGCCCCATACACCCGCGTCGATCCAACCGTCGGCCGAGTTGACCCACAAATTCAGGTCCTTGGTCATGAAATTGACCTTGGCGCTGGGCAAGGCTTTCGCCTTACGCGCCATCGACCGCATGTAGTGCCACAGCTTGGATAGTCCGAGGCCAGGATTGGCCTTCATCCACACGGCCTCGTCGAACGGATCGTCATCCTTGTCGAGCGTGTAGACGTAGCCGAAAAAACTGTCGTCTTGGCGCTCGCCCTTAAGGACCTCGATCAGGTAACGGCGGATCTCGGTGCACACGCCGTCCAGGATGAAGCCGGCCGTTGTGATGGCCGAGAGCAACGGCTGCGTGCGGGCACCCAGCGCCGACTCCATAACCTCCCACACGTCCGGCGATTTCTGCGCGTGCAGCTCGTCGAACAAAATGGCGTGTGGGTTGAGGCCGTCCAGCGATTCAGCGTTGGCGGGCAGCGGCTTGAAGACGGAACTATCGAACGATACTTGCTCAAGGTTTCGCCCCTCGTGGATCTTGAAGGACCGTTGCACGCCGGGCGAGCGCCGTGCCCACCGGCGCAGGTTGTCGAATGCCGGCTTGAATACGGACATCGCCTGCTCGCGCGTGGTCGCAACTGCGTAGACCTCGGCGCCCGGCTCGGCATCCATCATGAACAGGTACGCGCCCTGCGGCCCTTTCCACGTGCTCTTTCCGTTCTTGCGCGCCACCTCTTCGTAACCGCGAGTGAAGCGCCGGGTTCCGTCCTCGTTCAGCCAGCCGTACAACACGGCCGTCCAGAACTTTTGCCACGGGTCCAGGAGGATCGGCTTGCCGGCGAGCGAGCCCTTGATGTGCACAAAGAATCGTTCGATGAACCGGATGACGTGCCAAGCGCGGCCGACATCGAACCGCAGGCCGCGCTCCGCGCCGTCCCGCAAATCCCGGTAGTGCCGCTCGACGGCCAGGTACACGTATTCACAAACGACGATCTCGCCGCGCAGGACCGGCAGGCCATACGCTTCGTCCCACTCGTTCAACGCGACCGGCGTCAGACCGGCAATTTGTTTTGCGGTGCGACGCGCTCCAGGCCGTGATCGAACAGATCGGCGAACAGATCGTCCTGCACGCCCTCGTCGCCCAGCTTCGAGCGCGCCGTCACGGTCGACGGCAGCGTCAGGCAGCTCTCGGGCAACCATGTCAGCAGTTCCTTTTTGATCGACGACGCAGCGTAGAACAGCTGGTGCGGCTGGTCGTAGCCCTTCGGCGTCTTGATGAAGTAGGAGCCGCCGTTCGAGGCTTCGAAGTTGCGCAGCTCCATCTCGGTGTTCACCCAGCGGATGAACGTGCGGCACACGACCGCGATGGCGATCCCAGCGGTGAGGTGCGGCATGCCAGCCTCGCGCAACTGCGCGCAGATGTAGTCCCACACCTTGCGCTCGCGCGGGCTGAGTTCCACGCCGGGCGGCGGTGGTGGCGATCGCGTTTCCTTACCAGCGCCGACAGAACGCCCCAAAGGTGTGTCGGGGGATTTGGTCGACGTGTCGTTGTCTTGCGTGCCCATAGGCAGCTCCTTTTCGTGCGAGGCACCTGAAACGGCCTCCGGCCTCGTTTCGTGCGCTCTACGGGGCAGATTGCTTAACCCCCCCCTATCCAAAATCGACCGGTCTAAAAAATCGACCTGGAGCGCGGTCTGGGTCGCCTCGGCCCCCAGACTTCCGACCACCCCCCCCTGGTGGCGGGGTGGCACCGGTCGGCCACCCCGCCCG